ATGCATGGCCTTATAGCTCAAGAAGTTAAGACTGCTTTAGATACTGCTGATGTAAATACATTTAAAGGTTGGAAAGAAGACCCTGATGGGATTCAAAATATTTCAAGAGAGATGTATGTCCTACCTCTAATCAAAGCAGTACAAGAACTGTCAACAGCATTAGACGCAGCATTAGCTCGTATCGCAACACTAGAAGGTTAAGCATGGAACTTATACCACGCCACTTCCCAAACGTAGGTGTAGTTGAAGCCCAGCTCCCAGAGGACGTTGTGGACAACATATGGAAAGTTGTGAACGAAGCAAGAGAACAGCCAGAGGACATGAAGCCTGAACTTGCAGGTAACATCAGTAAGTCCATCAGGCTGGACGGTGACTCACCCCTACTCAAGGAGTTTGTGACTGAGCTACTACCCTCGTTTATACAGAGCCACATCGAGGCATACGGCGCACCTTGGCGTGAAACCATGCGTGAGGGTGAGGGTTGGAACTTGGAAAGCCTCTGGGTAAACTTCCAGAAGCAGCATGAGTTTAACCCACCGCATGACCACAGTGGCGTTTACAGCTTTGTCATATGGATGCAGATACCTACGTCCTACGCAGAGCAAAAGCAGCTTCCTATTTGTGCCAACTCAAATGCAGATAACCACATATCTAACTTTGCATTTAGCTACACAAATACGTTGGGCAGGGTGTCAACCTTTGCCTACAACATGGAGAAAGAAGCAGAGGGTTACATGGTTATGTTTCCCTCAACCATGCTTCATCAGGTTTTCCCGTTTTACGATAATGACGGGGAAAGAATATCAATCTCAGGCAATATTAACATTGCAAACCTAGAAGGACAAACATAATGGCAAGAGAAGCAGATCAAATCGCACAAGACCACTCAGCACTGCTGGGTAGCGTATCAGTAATTACTAACGTAATTGATGGTGACAATGATTTCTGTAATGACATGACGTTAGCAGAAAAGAAAGAGCGTGTAGCTCGTAGCAACGGTTATCTAGTCCACATGAAGGCACTAGACGATTGGGGCAGTGAGAGTTTCACTGCAATAGACGCAGCTATATCTGCGGCTAATACATTCGCAGATTCTTAAACTTAACTTAAAAGGAAATCAAAATGACTGAAGAAAAAAAGGTCGTTATAGATGACGTGGAATACGCAGAATCCGACCTCAGTGACCAATCTAAAATGTGCATAAATCACATAAATTCGCTGGATCAGAAGATCGGTTCAGCCCAATTTAACCTGGATCAACTCCGGGTTGGCAAAGAGGCTTTCGTCAATATGCTTAAAGGTTCACTAGAAGCCCCGGTTGACGCAGAAGTCGTCAACTGATGGAAATGGACGCGCTTTGGATGGTCGCACTGACCGCCACCAGTGGTTTTATCATTTGGTGGGCAAAAAGCCAGCACGACGAACTAAAGCGCGTCACCATCCTACTTAATAGAACACGCGAAGAATATGTAACAAAGCCAGAAGCGAATACCGATATTTCGCGCATTCTGGACAGGCTAGATAGGCTTTCTGAAAAGCTAGATCGGCTAATGGAAATCAAAACTTAGACACAATTATTACCACGCGAAAGGGGTAAGCAATGGACCCCATGAGTGCTTTAGCTATGATTAAGGCTGGCCTTTCCGCTGGCAAGCAAATCCATTCTCTAGGCAAAGAGATTGCTGGCTTTTTTGACTCGGTGGATGACAGTAACAAAAAGCACCAAAAGAAGAAAAACAGCATCTTCACATCCAGCAATGAGGAAGCCCTCGACACGTTCATGCAAAAGGAACGCGCCAAGGACGCTGAATTACAGCTTAAGGAGATAATCACCCAATCCCGTGGATACAGTGCTTATCAGGAATTGCTCAATCTTCGCCGGGAGATACGCCTAGAGCGCAAAGAGTTAGAACGGCAAGCCAGAGTAGAGCGTGAAGAACTGCAAAACAAAGTCATCACGATAATCGTGGTTGTCTGTGGTTTGGTTCTGGCGGCTGTGTCTGGCGGTGCTTATCTTTGGTACATTGGCATGATCAAATTTTAGCAAGTGACGATGAAGCAGCATAAGCGCGTCTGGATTGTCTACGACGACGACAATCACATTGTCATCATCACGCGCAATAAAATCTCAGCGATAAATTATGCAAAAGGATTGAAGCAATGACAGTCACAATGGAGCGTGTTTTACACTGGAAAATACTGCCCAGAATAATGATGCTTATGATGTCAGTTTCGGCTTGGCGGGTAGTTGAGTGGTTTATGACCCTGCCCGACCCTACCACCCAGCAATCAGCATTGGTGAGCGTAGTTACCGGGGCAATGACAGGCGCATTTGCCGTCTGGTTAGGCCATGAGCAATGAGTTTACTTAGTTCACTTATTGGCCCAGCGACAGAGATTGCTGGCAAGTTTATCCAAGACAAAGACAAGGCGGCTGAACTTGCCCATGATCTTAGCACGATGGCTGACCGTCATGCTCAAGAGATTGCACTAAGCCAGATCGAGGTAAACAAGGCTGAAGCAGCCAGCGGTAGTTTGTTCAAGGGTGGCTGGCGTCCATTTGTAGGGTGGATATGCGGCTTTGCACTTCTTTATCACTTCATACTTTGCCCACTCATTATATTTGTAGTTGCCCTAACTGGCACTGCAATCCCACCCCTTCCAGAGTTTGACATGGGTAGCCTGATGACAGTGCTGCTTGGAATGCTTGGTATTGGCGGCTTGAGAAGCTTTGAGAAAACCAAAGGGCTTACGAAGTAATGGAAACTTGGCAAGCCATCTTGCTGGGCATGGTCACGCTCAACACAGCCGTCAACGTCTGGCGGTTCTATCTGGAGTATCACAAATGAAGAACAATTTTGACAAGTGTTTGGCTATGCTACTTCATCACGAAGGCGGCTTTGTAAATCATCCTAAAGACCCAGGCGGCATGACTAACCTCGGTGTGACAAGGGCTGTATATGAGGATTGGGTTGACGCTCCTGTGTCTGAGCAAGATATGCGTGACCTAACGCCGGAAGATGTAGGGCCGATTTACAAGAAGAAATATTGGGATCGAGTGAAAGCTGACAACTTGCCAGAAGGCTTAGATTGGTCTTGCTTTGATTGGTGTGTAAACTCAGGCAGTAAACGCCCAGCAAAAGCATTACAGCGCATTATCGCAGCAAAGGCTGATGGTTCAATAGGTCCAGCAACGCTAACACTGGTGGCCGACCATGACCCGGTTGAATTGATCGAAAAGATGTTTGACGTAAGACAATCGTTTTACGAAGGCTTATCCACCTTTGACACGTTTGGCCGAGGCTGGACGCGCAGAAATAAGGAAACCCTAGAGCAATCCTTAACGATGGCCGGGGAGTAAACCTTGGCCCTATCCCGTCACGCTCTTGCTGAACGGGTTGGTCGCTCTGGCGAATTGCTGGCAATGTCAAAATTAGAGATGGCTGGCCATAGATGCCACCATGTCGTGACTGTTGCAGATGACGCCTGGATCAAGACTGAAACTGGCCGCATCCTTACCCTGCAAATAAAATCTTCCAACGGCATACATTACAACGGTGGTCGGCAATACGCATTTTGGACGAAATCAGCGCCAGGTATTATAAGGTCCGACATTTACGCATTTGTAGCTCTTGATCGAGGGCTGGTGTATTTTATGAAAAAGTCCAACAAAAATCTAAAGAAGTCTAACACTCGCATACACAAAGACCTCTTTACCGCCGAAAATGAGACCAAGACGATGAATAAAGTGCTTGGCTAATTCGGCGACAGGTAAATGTTCCAAACCTAATCTGGCTGTTGGAACATAACCACCAAAAGTTCCAAAATAATTATTGACACATATTCGAAGCGTTAATATCATACCCGTGATTTTAATAGGAAAACAAAGGCTTTGCCGTAGGCGACTGATTATTTCATATGTTGATTGGATTATCTCATGTGCAAATTGGCCGATTTAAAGCAAAACTTTTACATTCCCCTTAAAATTATGATTATGGGCGTCTTGCGTAGTTAGTATTTCGTCCTTTTTTTTAACAAATGTAATGCAGATTTGCATAATAACTGGAACATTGATTGGAACAAATTTGACTATTACATTATTTTAGTAATAAATTGGAATACTAAATGAATAAAGTGAATAACGATTCGACAGTGATAATCTCTACTAGAGGCAGGGAGATTATAAGAGAACTAACGAAGGTCAGAGAAACCTTTCTACAAGTAAGTGAATGTGAGCTTGAAATCGGCGAAGCTGCTTGGTCAGAGCTTGAAAGGTTTTTTCTTGAAGAAATGCGACCACTAGAAAGCGAATTAACGGAGGAAATATTCGATGCCAACAATTTTGAAACTGAAGATGCTAAGTCTGCTTGAGAACAAACGAGGCTTTCAAATACGGTTTATTAATCCAGATGGAAATGACACTAAGAAGCAAGTTCCGTCTGGCGTAAATCCACACCAATATGCAGTCGAGAAAAACCTACTGTTTGAGCAAGGCGATTATGGTGGCAAATCCACCAGCATTACGCTCAACCAAGCCGTCATTAAGTTTTACACCCAGCTTGATGAAATGGTCTACCGTGAGAAAACAAATGCTAAATATGGCAACACTATGCGCCCTCACCGCCGGAACTTGATCAAGGGCATATTGCAAAATCATATCTTGCCAGCGCTGGGCAATGAACCTTTGACAAACATAAAGCCGTACCAGATTAAAAGTTTGCAAACTGAACTCAGCTATAAAATGACACCGCAAGTCGTGAACGCTTATCTGGCTGTGCTAGGTAGCGTGTTTACGATGTGTTACGAAAAAGGCTGGATGGAAACTAACCCGGTGATGCTCATTAAGCGTCTTCAAGTCAAAGAGTTTAAAAAGCTCTACACACCCGTCAAGCATGAGGTTGAAGAGGTTATATCTGCTGCACCTGACGATTGGCGGCGTACCATGATTATGATTGCTGCTAACACTGGACTGAGAACCTGTGAGATACTTGCGTTAACCTGGAAAGCAATATCTGGCGATGTAATTAAAGTTGAGAAAAGCGTTGTATTCGGTCATGTTGGTAAACCTAAAAACAAAACCAGCAAGCGAAAGGTACGCATAGACGGCAAGCTTAAACTCAGGCTGAATACAATGCGCTTGGCAAGCACTGGCGACTTTTTGTTTACCAACTCAAACGGCAATCTTTACACTGGTACAGACGCAACAAGACAAGTGTTAGATAAAGCAATCAAGAAAGCCGGAGTGCAAAGCTTTGGCTGGCATGGCTTGCGTCGGTTCTATGAGAATGAACTTGAAGACCAAGGTATGCGTAAGGATCACATCCAAAAGCTTATGGGCCACCAAATAGGTAGCCAAGTGACAGATAGGCATTATAGAGTTGTGCGTGAGGAAGCTGTGCTGACTGACGATTACGTTCTTAGCATTGGTGGCTAACTTGATTATTAGGCACTTCTAAATTGAGGTAAAAGAGGGGAGCATAGCGCTCCCCTTTTGTTTACATTCTGTTGCGCTGGCTACCAACGACAACGTGAATGTTATGTAGATCAGTTCTATGAAACTTGATCGGATTATTCATGGTGGGCGTTCTCACCATAACGTAATCATCAGCAAGCTCAGTTACCTCTCTAAATATACCGATTAACTTGTCGGCGTATTCAAACAACAGCACAACATCGTCGCCTATAATCGGATCAAGTGTCGGATCAACAAACAAAGTATCACCCTGTTTGTATCTAGGCTCCATTGCTTGGCCGTAGTTCGTCGCGGCGTAAGCTTCTGCTGAATATTCTAAGAATGATGGTTTCTTGATCTGAGTGGGCGCACCTTGTTGTGACCTGACTACAAAACCATCACCATGTGCAAAATTTTGGTTCATAACTTGTTTCTCTTGGTAAAAAGGTATGAATACAGCACTTCCGACTCGATTGAATGCTTTGAACGGGGTTTGACCCGTCTGCACCTGTTCATCCATAAAGTCGGCTATCGTAATTCCCAGAGCTTCAGCTATTCGTATCAGCTTATCATGTGAGGGGGTCTTCGTTATACCTTGCTCTATCTTGCTAATTTGGCTTTGGCTGACTCGTGAAAGTGTGGCTAATTCACCTTGGGTTACTGACATATTTCGTCTTACTTCGTACAGTTTAGTGTACATCTCACATTCCAATCTCTAAACGATTTATCGTAAATCTCACACTTTCCAGTGATAACTCTATTTCCAGCACCTATAGTCAGAGATGCAAATGCGGAACGCTCTCTATTAGGTGAACAACTTGCATCGCGTGGCGGCTGACCTGTTGGTGGATTTGGAAACCTTGTTGCGCGTAATCCAGCCAGAGCGCCAGATGTGTTTGCACCGCTGGCCCCATTGCACTGCAAGCAAGGCATGGTTGGCGGCTTTCCATTGTGGCGTCTACCTGAGCGTTGTCTGTACTCCCACAAAGTCATTCCAGTATTAAGCGTAAGCTCACCAGCGCCGACTTCGCTGCGATTGCGAACAGTCTTCTGGCCATGCGTTCTACTCTGCATAATATTCTCTCCCGTTGTTAATCATATTATTCATTTATGAATGATAGTCAAGTGGCATGAATATATGGGTAATTCATCAATGTAACTAAAAAAGTCAAATAGGAATTGACACGAATAGCCAACAGCATTATGCAGATATGTACTGAACAAACACTACAATTATTGTGAGAACTACTTTGCAACTGTACGAATATTTAATCCAAGAGAACCTTTCTCAAACTGATTTCGCCAAACAAATTAAGATCAGCCAGCCTACGTTAAGTCGTTATCTGAATGCTGATACTATTCCATCAGTGGTAAACGCGATTATAATTGAGAAAGCCACGCATGGCCAAGTTCCATGTTCTTGCTGGGGAAATCTAAAGCGCAAGCTCAAGCAAGCATTTAAAGATCAAGCAGCGGTGCTTATAGATGAGTAGCCGTGCCAAAGGTCGCAGAAACGAGCTACTTGCGCGTGATCTATTTCTTGCCGAGCTTGGCATTAGTCTTAAACCAGATTTAGATCAGTATCGCAGTAATGACCGTGGCGACTTAATCCCAGCAAGTGATGAAACGGATTGGCCGTTTGTTATCGAGGTTAAGTCACGCAAAGACGGCTGGACCCATGACAAAACTTGGTGGGAACAAGTCACCCGTGCCGCCAATGCACAAAAAAAGACACCCGTGTTGATGTATAAGTTTGACCGTCGTGATTGGCGGTTTGTCATAAAGTTAGACACGCTGAACGACGCGCTCAACGGTGAACATAGTCACAACGATGATTACCTGGTCACGCTTGATGCCGACGCATTTTTCTACATTTGCAGAGAGATTTTGTCAGGGGGAGAAGAATGAATACAACAATAGATTGCCCAGAATGCAAAGGCGAAGGCAGGGCGACTTACGAGCGAATGATACCGCAAGGGTTCAACACGCCAATCCCAGAATTAGAAGAATACTTCGACAACTGTGACAACTGCGCTGGCGCTGGGCAGATCGAGCCGATGGATGATGACGATGAATAATCCAGAATTGGTAGACCAGATGAAAGCGGCGGCATTGCTGGGCATGAGCCAAACAGAAGCGGCTGAATACTTATGCGTCCCGGCAAGCCGAGTATTTCAAATGAAAACTAAACATAACATCAAGTTTGGAGTTAGCAAAAATGGAAGACAACGCACAGCAAGCACAGGTTATATTGAAGCGTCTGCAACGCCAGAACGAGATGATGCTAAAGCAATCTCAGATGCGAGGAAGGCCGAGTTTGCAGCAGAACTTGGAAGAACAGAAGGCGCTTCTCGATATGCTGGATACAAAGTTCCAAAAAGCAAAGCTGGGCTAGATGATGCCTTACACACAGCCAAAAATCAGCGAGATCGAGCCGAGATACAATTTGGCTATAACTGGTATCAGTTTGAAACACAGCAGCGTGAGTTAGGACTACGCCCACCCCTGCCATCACGCGGTAAACCATTGGGC